TAAAAAGCCCCAACCGAAAGGAAGGGGCTGAAGCGGTACTGAGGGCTAACGGGGGGCATTGTATATGCTCCCTTTTTTTATGTATACTGTCGGATTCATAACAAAAAGCAAAAGAGGCTAACATCTATGGAATTAAGACCGCATCAAGTTAAAGCTATTGAGATGATCCGGCACTCACTCAGGACCGGGCATAAACGTCCCTTATTGGCTGCTCCATGTTCGTTCGGAAAGACGATTACAGCGGCGTGGTTGATGAAAGCAGCAGCCGCCAGAAATCGTCGCTGTGTGTTCTTCTGCGACAGGGTTCGACTCTTAGACCAGACCATCTCGGCGTTTGAATCGCTGGGGTTGGAGTTTGGGGTGCAGCAGGCACAACATCATCAGACGGATTATTCAAAGCCCATTCAGATAGCGAGTATCCAGACCGTTGCTAGAAGAGACAGGAAACCTGAGTTTGATTTAGCCATCGTTGATGAATGCCATACCGCCTACGATTCCCTTACTCAGTTGATGCAACGTTACGACCAAGTTCCCTTCATTGGGCTGTCAGCGACTCCCTACTCAAAAGGACTGGGTAAGGTATACGATGACCTACTGGTTCCCATTACGACTCAAGAGCTGTTGGATCAAGGGTATCTGTGTCCTGTTGACTATTACGGTGGCCGGTCGGTATCAACGAAAGGCATCAAGACCAAGGCGCTTAAGACAGGTGGTTCTGATTACGATCCTGACGCACTTGCGGAGGCGACAGAGAGCGATAAGCAGTTGGCAGGTGATATCGTGAAGAACTGGATGCAACACGCAATGGGAACTCAAACGATAGCCTTCTCTCCATCTATCAAGCACTCTAAGGGTATGGTTGACCTCTTTCTTGATGCAGGTATCTCAGCAGGTCATATCGACGGTTACATGGATGAGGAAGAACGCAAGAGGTTGTTCAAGGCGCATGATGACGGGGTAATCAAAATCCTGAGTTGTTCCCGGCTACTGAATACAGGATTCGACTCACCTACCGTGAGAACACTTATTGACTGCTTCCCGACGAGGTCAAAAATTTTGTTCCAGCAAAGGGCCGGAAGAATATTCCGCACTGCGCCCGGCAAGGACAAGGCAATTTATCTGGATCACGCTGGCAACGTGGCAAGGCATGGGTTTGCTGAATCGCTGGTGCCTTCCTGTCTTGATGATGGCGAACAGAACTTCCGGGAAGAAAGGCAGATCAAGGAGCGAGAGGAAAAGGAAGCCCGAGTCCAGACCTGTCCACTATGCCAAAGGCAAATGGCGGGTATCCGGTGCGCTTGCGGTTACATGATCCCCATCCGTGAGCAACTGGAAACCGATAACTCAATGCTCCAGAAAATAGAGAAAACCCGTACCTACTCAATGGCCGAGAAGTCAGAGTGGTACTCCTCCCTGCTCAGATACGCTCGGCTGAAAGGATACTCTGAAGGATGGGCTGCTCATAAATACAGGGAAAAATTTACCGTATGGCCGAGGTCATTAAGCGTAAATCCTAATCGCCCAATGCTGCCAGAGGTTGAGAAGTGGCTGGTTCACAAGCAGATCAAGTGGTCAAAGGGGCGTGAAGCTCACTGGATGAAAGAATAGTGTTGCAGATCAAAATAAAACCATCATGGAGCGAATACGCCAGAGACAAGGAAACGCATCAGCGATTCAACGGAACAACCATTCTGGATTTCGGATCAGGCCAGTACGTTGGAATGTTGGGAGAGATTGCGCTTGGCACTTTCCTTCGTGACATGGAGAACATTTCATTCGAGCATTGTGGGTTCACAAGTTATGACTGCGACTTCATTGCTGGTGGTCTCAAGATAGACGTTAAAACCAAAGCGTGTAACACGCCTCCCCTGCCCCACTACACTGTTCATGTCACCGAATCTCAGAAGGACAGGGACTGTGATATCTACGTCTTTTGCCGAGCCTCACCCGACACTGTGTATCTACTAGGATGGATTCCTAAAGCTGATTTCTGGACAACCGATCTGGGTGTAGACAGCAGGGGAGGGCAAGCTGATTACGATGGATTCATCGAAAGAGCTGACGCCAGAAAACTCAAAGTCTCCGACCTTCTGGGAATGGAGTTACTGGCCGGAGCTATCGAAAGCGGTGTTACAAAGTATTACATAAATAATTACAAATAAGTGTTGCATCTCTTAAACACATGGGTTTAAATATACCCATACCGCAGCACACCGCAGCGGAAAAACAGAGGCTAACAAAGTGAACACCATCGACAACCTGATCGCCCGCATCGAAACCCGCCTGACCGAGACCGCCAACCCTTGCAAAGCCTATAAGACTAAAGAAGCTGCCGAAAAAGCTGTATCGAAGATTGCACAGGTTGCCGCTGACCATTTCGCTATCGACTACCGCAAAGGCCAGCACTCTGCTCGCTACGTTGTCTTCTACGTTGAAAAAATGCAGAAGTGGGTCGGCGCAGTTGACCTCAGCGAGTTGGTGTCACGCCAGACCAGCACTGGCGGCTACCTTGGGGTATGCAAAGGCTTTTACACCTACTGAGAGAACACCGGCCAAGGATGGCTAACCCAAAATAATTCAAAATAAGTGTTGCATTGTAGTAAAGCATTGGGTTTAATACACCCACCGCAAACAAAGAGGGCAACAACATGAAGGCTTACGAGATCGTAACAACTGAAGCAGGCTTTGCATCAACCTATCTTATCCGCGCCGAGAACAAAAAAGCTGCAATTGCAACGGTTTCAAAAACTGACAGCAAGCCGGTGGTGTACAGCTTGGAAGTGCCTGCTGAGACAATCTGCGACAACGATACGCTTTAACAGAAGGGCCAAGGAAGGCCAATCATACAGGGCAGCACAATGAACAATTTAGTAGAGTATGAATGGAAAGCAGAACACACCGATCCTGATGGCGATATTCAACACGTTGACCACTGCGGGAAGCTGACTCAGTATTTCGTAGAGCAAGAGGCAGAGGAAGGAACTGAAGTAATTTTTTGGGTTAGCCATCCTTGGCCGGTGGTGGTGGTTAGGCTGTTGCCGTTTCTTGTTCGATGATGTCGAAAATCACGTTGACTGCTAATTCACTGAGCCAGAAGATGTGGCCGTTGCCATCGTTGTGGTCGCCATAACCGAGGCCTTTAGATTCCAGCGACCCGATCAAAGCAGCCGTTGCTTGACGATTCCAGCCGAGGACTGCTTGAAACTCCTCCTGACCGCCGTTGCTGAAGTTGTCGGAAAGCTGATCGTCGCGGTTGCTGTAGTTCAGGCAGATTTTAAGTGCAGCCAGCTCATTCGCGGTGATGGTTGTGTTGCGTACGGTGATGTTGTTCACTTTGTTAGCCTCTGTTTTTCCGCTGCGGTGTGCTGCGGTATGGGTGTATTTAAACCCATGTGTTTAAGAGATGCAACACTTATTTGTAATTATTTGTGTAATACTTTGTAACACCGCTTTCGATAGCTCCGGCCAGTAACTCCATTCCCAGCAGGTCGGAGACTTTGAGTTTTCTGGCGTCAGCTCTTTCGATGAATCCATCGTAATCGGCTTGCCCGCCCCTACTGTCTACACCCAGATCGGTTGTCCAGAAATCAGCTTTAGGAATCCAGCCTAGTAGATACACAGTGTCGGGTGAGGCTCGGCAAAAGACGTAGATATCACAGTCCCTGTCCTTCTGAGATTCGGTGACATGAACAGTGTAGTGGGGCAGGGGAGGCGTGTTACACGCTTTAGTTTTAACGTCTATCTTGAGTCCACCGGCAATGAAGTCACAGTCATAACTTGTGAACCCACAATGCTCGAATGAAATGTTCTCCACATCCCGGAGGAAAGTGCCGAGCGCAATCTCACCCAACATTCCAACGTACTGGCCTGATCCGAAATCCAGAATGGTTGTTCCGTTGAATCGCTGATGCGTTTCCTTGTCTCTGGCGTATTCGCTCCATGATGGTTTTATTTTGATCTGTAACACTATTCTTTCATCCAGTGTGCTTCACGACCCTTCGACCACTTGATCTGTTTGTGCAAGAGCCACTTCTCAACCTCTGGCAGCATAGGGCGGTTGGGATTGACGTTTAACGACCTCGGCCATACCCCGAACTTCTCACGATATTTGTGGGCAGCGAAGCCGTCAGAATAGCCTTTCACCCTAGCGTATCTGAGCAGCGAGCTATACCACTCGGACTTCTCGGCCATTGAGTAGGTACGGGTCTTTTCAATCTTCTGCAACATCGTGCCGTCAGTTTCCAGTTGCTCACGGATGGGGATCATGTAACCGCAAGCACACCGGATACCCGCCATCTGGCGTTGGCATAGTGGACAAGTCTGGACGCGGGTTTCCTTCTCATCACGTTCCTTGATCTGCCTTTCTTCCCGGAAGTTCTGCTCACCATCATCCAAGATGGACGGTATGACACTTTCTGGAAATGAGTGTCTAGCAATGTTGGAAGCGTGATCGAGGTAGATCGCTCTGTCTTTACCGGGAGCTGTTCTTGCTATTCTTCCGGCGCGTTGGCAGAACACAATTTTTGACCTCGTGGGGAAACAGTCGATAAGTGTTCTCACGGTAGGTGCGTCATAGCCAGTATTCAGCAACCGGGAACAACTCAGGATTTTGATAGTCCCGTCATCGTGTGCCCTAAATAATCGTTTACGTTCGCTCTCATCCATATACCCGTCGATATGAGCGGCACTAACCCCGGCATCCAAGAAGAGGTCAACAAGGTATTTGCTATGTTTAATCGAAGGACTAAATGCTATCGTTTGTCCTACACCGTGTTGCAGCCAGTTTTTAACGATGTCACCCGCCAACTCCTTATCGTTCTCTATAGCCTCAGCGAGTGCTTCAGGGTCGTAATCAGAACCACCAGTCTTGAGTGCCTTGGTCTTGATCCCCTTCGTTGATACCGACCGGCCACCGTAATAGTCAACAGGACACAGATACCCCTGATCCAGCAGCTCTTGAGTCGTAATGGGAACTAACAGGTCATCGTATACCTTGCCCAGTCCCTTGCTGTAAGGGGTCGCTGACAAACCAACAAACGGCACCTGATCGTAGCGTTGCATCAGTTGAGTCAGAGAGTCATACGCCGTATGGCATTCGTCCACTATAGCTAGGTCAAACTCAGGTTTCCTGTCTCTTCTAGCTACAGTCTGGATACTCGCTATCTGGATCGGCTTTGAATAATCCGTCTGGTAGTGCTGGGCCTGCATCACGCCAAAATCTAAACCCAGTGCCTCGAACGCCGATGTTGTCTGATCTATTAATTTGACTCGGTCTGCGAAAAAGATAACGCGCTTGCCCTTCTCCGCTGCTGCTTTGAGGAGCCATGCCGCTGTGATCGTCTTCCCGAACGAACATGGAGCAGCCAGCAAGGGACGCTTATGCCCGGTCTTCAGTGAGTGCCGGATCATCTCAATGGCTTTAACTTGATGCGGTCTTAATTCCATACTGTTTAGCCTCTTTTGCTTTTTGTTATGAATCCGACAGTATACATAAAAAAAGGGAGCATATACAATGCCCCCCGTTAGCCCTCAGTACCGCTTCAGCC